GAAGCCCATACACCATTTCGGAGCTGCGCCATGTTGTAACCTTCATCAGCGAGCGCCATCATAACGCCAATTTCCCCTCGTTTTGCTACGAATTGAACAACCTTTCCAGACGGAGACCGAATCTTTGAAGCTGACTGACTCATAAGTTCAGCCATTTTCTTGTTGTAGGCGTTGATCGCCGAGGAACTCAATTTTCCCGATTTATTTACAGCGCCGGGAGACCGAAGTATTTCATTTGCATATCGGCTCATTTCTTTTGAAGATTTTCTGCGAGCCTGTTCCGTAATCTTCTCGCTTTTCTTCTTGACCCAATTTGCGTCTTTTTTACTGAGCTTTCCGAGTTGAGCCGGGGTTCGGCGGATGCCCCATTTCTGTCCCAAAATCCCATGATGTTCTATCATCTCTGACAAACGCGCTCACCTCCTTTACTCAAACGCATCTCTGTTCAGCTTATAGGCGATGTAAGCATCCATCATAGCCGCCACAGCATCAATCTTTTGGTCGCCCCGCTTTTTGTAAAGCTTTCGGTTCCCGTTAGTGTCTGTGATGGTAATGCAATTGCCCATACAGAAAGACATCAATTCTTCGTCAAATAAAAGCATCCGCTCCTCGGAAAGTTTCTTTAACTCTCCTAAAGGAACGGATTCTGTTTTTGCCCCCTGTATTACTTTCTCAATGCCAAACGGACCGTTTTCGGATGCCCATCTCTCAACAAACTCTTTGGCATTGTAAGGGTCATACCCGAAACAACGGACATCGTACCCACGTTCTACGATATGGTTATCCAGATCTTCATACACCTGCATCATATCCAAAACAGTGCCTTCCATGACAATCAAACTGCCTTCCAGTATGAACTGCTCATACTTACTGCGCATTGCAGACGGAAGTTTTCGAAACGTCAGGTCTGAAATATACGCTCTGGTTTTGATTCCAAATGTCCCGTTTGATAAAGGAAACATAAAGGTAAAATCACAGAAGTCATCGCCTCTTGATAAATCGCCGCCCATAGAACAAGGCATACCAGAAAAATCCCGCTTACGATATTTCAAAGTTTCTTCATAAGTAAAGTAATAGGTATAACCCTCCATTGGCAGACCAAACCGCTTCGCCAAAATATCATTCCTAGCTGCCGGCGCATTCTCGGCTCTTTCAACATCACGCTGGTATACTTCAAAAGTGACGGTTTTTCCGAGGTTAGGATTGGCTTTCAGCCATTTGTTAGGCTCTGAAATCTCGTCAATGGAATCGAGCTTATACCACCAAATGGAAGTATTGATTGCCGGGTATTCGCCCTTTAAGATTTTCATCAATTCCATTTTGATTGTATCGCCGCTGCCGTTTCGGACAGTTCCTTCAGAGCTGGTCGCAATGATAAGATAATCGTCAAGTTTTGAAGCGCCTTGCTCAATGGCTCCGACCACGTCTTCCCTTACGTCACCGGACAGCCATTCATCGATTGTTGATACTTTAGTCCTCAAGCCTTGAAGTTTATCGATAGACATCGGACGAACCTCTATCAGAGAACCCGTGAAAAAGTTTTCGATCCCCTTTTTGGTTGAGGCAAGCTTTACACGGTTCGCTTTGGAACCCGTGGTATTTTGTAAAGAACCTTCCGTAAGGAATCGAAATAACGGGCCTTTGGCTCTTGTGATGGCTGTTTTTATTGGCTGTATTACTTCCTCCGCCTGTTTCATAGTCGGAGCAGTTGTTATCTGGTGAGTGGTAGAAGTGTCAATGTTTTCGAAATAGGATTGGATGCAGGAATCATACAAAGATTTGGCGGCTCCTCGCCCAACAATCAAATACTGTTTATTGATAAGCCGCTTCTTGATAGTTTTCACTACAAAATGCCCGCCGGGACCATTCGGGTTCGGTTCCCACACTTCCCTCTCCTCGAAGTAGTACCAACCAAATATCTGCTCACCCCAAAGTTTGAATGTGTCGAGCATAACAAGATTGGCGCCATCGGTTAAAGTAAGTTCCTCTTCGCAATATGCAATCCACCCCTCAACCGGACGATCATCGTAATAAATCCCACGGTCTGCGATAAGTTCATCGATCCGGTTCATTTCCATCTCGATTTCACGGCAGACGGGTATTTCCCCACGAATTACGGCATCTCTAAACGCGCCGTAATATTTCGGAACGGCAGTGTTTGATAATGCCATAATTTATTCACCTCGTCTCCGTTTAGCTGGATGTCCTTTGAATGATGGACTTAATCTTATCGTAGTTATTGTAAATTGTCAGAGCAGTAGATGTTACGGTGGCAACCGTAGTGCCGGCTTTCACAACATTGTTAAAATACAGCTTTCCGCGATTCACATTGCTCTGAGACAGCTTGGAATACTGCTGCTCCATTTGAAGCCGATTCAAACGGCTCCGAAGTTCGGCGTCACTCATTGTCTTAACGGACTTGGAACCGTGAGCTTTCTTATAATCCTCATGAGAATCATCTGAAGAACTCTTTTTTCCTTGTCCCAACTGTGCAGGGGTACGGCGAACGCCCCATTTCATTCCGAGAACGCCATGATGAGATAAACTATTATCCATTTTGATATTCCTCCTCTCCACTCGGATCGGCCGCAACAAGAATACGCCACTCAAGTTCTTTTATCTGCTGGTTCATGCATTCGATAACCGCAGACGCAAGTGGCGGGTCAAAGAGAAGTTTAACCTTCAAATGCATATAGGACTTTATGAATTCAATCTTGGATTTCTCAGGAATGAAATCGGTCCATAAAGCGTCATCGTCTTCAATGGAAAATCCATCAGCAGGACCGACACCAAGCTGAGTTAAAATTGAAAACACAGAGTTGATGTGCATAATAAGGTCGGCATCATATACTTGGTATTCTTCTGCGATTCCGAGCAACTTTTTTATTGATGTCAGTATGCTTGGTATGTTCTTTTCCATCGCGGTCCTCCTTTTTACTTAAACCGTGATGAACTGTTTCATACAAAAGCCTTCCAAACCGGAATCGGTATAAACCTTGTAGAACTCGCCGATAGATTTATCCTTGTCAACCATAACTTCCGTATTGACCGGAATCGTGCCAAGAACCTCAGCCTTGTCATCCGGTTCTTTACGGATTCTGAGATTCGCACAATTGCTCACCAGACCGATTACAGGCTCTTTCTGTGTTGCAGTCATTTCTTTAGATTCCATAATTTGTTTCCTCCTTAATGCCTCCATGGACAGGTATCGTTTTTTGTTCGTTCAACTGGAATATGGGGGATTGGAGTTTCGTCTCCATAGTGAATTGCGTTGTGGGTTGAAAGTTTTGTAGACACAACGTTGTCTGGGTCAAACACGCATGGATTCCGATTCAGAATATCTTCATAGGTTATAGGATTGATGTGGTGAATAATAATCGACCCAAAAATCTCAAATCCCTCTAAAGCCAAATCACACCCATTATCTCGAATGATGATTTTGTTTCTGAATCTTATCCATTCGTCGGAATGATAGAATTCCTGATTAAGCCAACGTTTAAAACCAAAAGTTTCTTCTGCAACTTTTCCACAAAGTCTGAGATACTGATACCGTTCCTCAAAAGTTGGAATTCGGATTAACTCACTATAAGTCTTCTTCATCCGAATCCTCCTCTCCGCTATACCGTCGAAACGCTTTCAGTGCATTTTCGTACAATTCCTCTGACCGATGTGCAGATTGCAGCGATTCCACTTTTGCCCTTAATAACTCGTTTTCACGTTCTATCTTCTCCCTCTCCAGACGCTCCCTCGTAGATCCCAGTTTTAAATAATGTGTTATGACCTGAGAGGAGGCTGTTCCCTCCATCAATTGTTTCTCAGCAAGATCTACCGCAAGAGAAATCATTTGATTTTCCCTCGCTTCGGGTGTCAACGCCGGTCGCATCTTTCTTGAAGAATTAGAAGAGCTTGCAGCCTTGGCTTTTCCCATACTTGCCGCCTCCTCTCGATTAGTTTGTTACTCGTTTTTCATACCTTTTAGAATAGTTCTCCTACGGTGTTTAAAGGAGCTCGCGGGGTTGGCGTGGCATTGGCTGTGGTTCTT